GAAAAGAATCTAACTAAGAAAGAATGGCTAGAAGAAAAAATCGACGAGGAACTGGAACAAAAGGAATAAAAATTAAGGGTCACTCCCACCGACCAAAGTTTGAGCAACCCTTATTGACGTATACTATACATCAACTAACTATAGTATACGTCATTCCTTAAAAAATTTCAATTAAGGAGTGTAATATTATGAAAAATGAATTAATGATGTTTGAAGAAAAGAAAGTTGAAGTACTTGAATATAATGGGCAAGTTTTATTTAATCCATATGATTGTGGAAGATGTTTAGAGTTAAGTGATAGTGCAATAAGAAATCATTTATCTAAAATGAATGATACTCAAGCTGTATTATTAAAAAATTCTAATGTCCTAGATAAGGACTTTAGAAAATTGCATAACACAGGTGAAAAGTTCTTAACAGAGAGTGGAGTATATAAGTTAATATTTAAATCTAAAAAAGAAGAAGCTGAGAGATTTCAAGATTGGATAAGTGATGAAGTACTTCCAGCCATTCGACAAACTGGTGCATACATAACAAATAATGCTGACCCAGATAAGTTGAGAGAAAAAGCAAGCGAGATTGAAAAATTACAGTTAGCTTATAATAGTACATCTATGCTAAAAGAACTATTAGATGATGCAGGCTTTGACAACAAATCTAAACTATTAACAGCTAAGACATTGTACAAGAAAGCAGGAATTGATTTACCAATCGAGATAAACGAAGAAGAACATTATTTTGACACAAAACAAATAGCATCTAAACTGAAAATATATTCTAAGAGTAATAAACCAGCACAACTTGCTGTTTGTGAGATTATTAAAAAGATTGATTTAGAAGATAGTGAAGTTAAGGGAGTTTGGGAAACGAATGGTTCTTGGACTGGTACTGTAAATAAATATACAAAGAGTGTAATAGATAAGGTTAGAACTTGGATAGAGGAAAATAATAGACCTACTAAGATACAAGGTGAGAAGAAGAATTTCCATGTTGTATATAAGGAGGCAATGTAATGGGAGATAACTTGCTAAATAATGTATGTAATGATGAAAAAGAATATCTTACTTCTTACCTAAAAACTCTAAGACAAAAAGATGAACATGATTTTTATGTTTTCAAACAAATAGTAGATAAATATTGTAAACAAGCAAAGTATAAATAAGAAATTAATTATATAAATTAAAAACACTTACTTAGGTAGGTGTTTTTTATTGAAAGGAAGTGATTATAATGTAAAAATTTTACTTATATAGTATAATAATGCTATAAAATAAATATTATGTGAGGTGATTGTTGTGTTTTGTTCAAACTGTGGTTATGAGATAACTGGTGCAGGCAAATTTTGCTCAAATTGTGGAACACCTACATTAGCAGATAAAGTTAACAATGATGATTTATTTATAAATGTTCATGGAAAAGAATTAAATCTGACTAATATTTATAAAGAAACTAAAGGAGATAAAATCTTAGCAATTGATATTGCAATGAGGTTACTAGGACTGGACATAAAAGAGTGTAAAAATATTATATATCCAGCTTTTAAAGAATTAAGTGAAAAAATAAATATCGAAGAGGAAAAAGAGATATTGAGGGAAGATGAGTATAAACAAACTAATGTACTTGAAGATGATAATGTTGCTCGTTGCCCTAGGTGTGGTTCTGTTTCATTGTCTGCACATAAGAAAGGGTTTGGTATAGGAAAAGCTGTAGCAGGAGCAACTGTTGTAGGAGGACTTGGTTTAATGGCAGGGAATTTAGGTGCAAAGAAAGTTAGAGTTACTTGTTTAAATTGTGGGAAACAGTTCTGGGCGTAAATAAATGGCTAAATATAAATTTATAAGCATTTGCTTGAAAATAGGCAAGTGCTTTTATTGTGCATGAAAGAGGGTGAGAAAGTGGCAACAATACAAACTTCAATAAAGATTTTTGACGGAATGACACCTGCATTTCGCAATATGACTACATCTATTAATACAACAATTAATAGCTTAGATAGATTGCAACAAAGATTACACAGTCCCTTGAATACAGGTGGCATACAGGCATCTCAACAAAGTTTAAATAATATTGAAAACATCTTAACTAGGATAGAACAGAAAATTGGAAGAAATACAAATGAACAAGAAAATTTTAACAATAGTATAAAACGAGGAAGTGATGCAAGCTCTGTATTGGTTTCTAGGCTTAAAAGTATAGCTGGCATATACATTGGGTTACGAGGTATAGAAAGTATTACAAAAGCAGCAGATACAATCTCAAGTACAAAAGCAAGGCTCGCTTTAATGAATGATGGATTACAGACAACAGACCAGCTTAATAAAATGATTTATTTGTCAGCCCAAAGTGCAAGAGCTAGTTATGCAGATACAGCAGCACAGGTAGCCAAACTTGGGATATTAGCAGGAGATGCTTTTGGAAGTTCAGCAGAGGTGGTAAAATTTACAGAACTTATGAATAAAGCTTTTGTAATCGGTGGAACATCAGCAAATGAAGCTAGTGCAGCAATGTATCAGCTTACTCAAGCTATGGGTGCAGGGAAACTTCAAGGTGATGAATTTCGTTCCATAATGGAAAATGCACCATTATTAGCTGCTAAAATAGCTGATGCAATGGGAAAAACTAAAGACCAATTGAAGGAACTATCAAGTAGCGGAGCAATAACAGCAGATGTTATAAGAAATGCACTGTTTAAAGCTTCTGACGAGATAGAAAAGAAATTTGCAAGTATGCCAATCACTTTTTCTCAAGCCCTTACAATGATGAAAAATGATGCTTATATGATATTTGGGCAAACTCTCGGTAAGATAAGTGGAGCTTTGCAAAGTGTGAGATTTAGTGAGATTGTTGTATCTGTGCGGAATGTTATGATTGCAATATCTTCAAATATTTATGATACATTAAATATCATAAAAAATATATTGAATAGTGATTTCTTTTCAAGTTTTATTACTAATGTTACAGTAGGAGCTGTATTAATAATACAAGGTTTGGGATGGATTACTAATGCTGCACTAAATGTTGCTAATGTGTTTGCTCAAAATTGGAGTATTGTTGCACCTATTATTTATGGGGTGATAGCGGCAATTGCGATATATAAAGGAGTATTACTTGCAAGTACAATTGCCACTATGGTAGCATCTTTTGTAAATTCATTGTATGCAGTAGCAGCGTATAAAGCTTGTGCAGCTTTAGCAGCACAAGAATTTGCGCTATTTGGTAAAATATCTGCACAAACTATGGAAGCTTTGGTAACAGCACAAGCAACAGCAGCACAATGGGGATTTAATGCAGCATTATTATCTTGTCCAATTTTTTGGATAATAGCAGGTATTATAGCATTTGTAGTAGTAGTTTTTGTTGCAGTAGCAGCAGTAAATAAATTCGCAGGAACAAGTCTGACTGTACTAGGAGCAATTGTAGGTGCAGTATTTGCAGCAGTGGCAGCAATACAAAATGTAATGATTGGGCTTCTCAATGGATGTATAGCTGTAAATGAAGCTATTGCTAATGGTTGGAATCAGTGCGTTTTTTTTATGAAACAAGCTATTGCGAAAGGTGTAATCTTTATAATCGAAAAAATGGCATCATTAAATGACTCTGTAAATAGTGCGGGTAATGCACTTGGGAAAGCTTTCATAGACGGGGTGAACATAGCAATAAGAGGTGTAAACAAATTAATTGACCTAATAAATAAAATACCAGGGATAAATATTGGTAAAGTAGGAGAGGCAACGTTTACGCCAGTTAAGGCAGATAATAGTTACATCAAACAACAGATTGATAGCTTAAACAGATGGGTAGGAGACGCACCAGAGAAAGTAAAATTGGAGCGAATGGGATACAAAGATATTGGAGCAGCATTTCAAAAAGGAAATGCACTTGGAACTAAATGGCAAAATGCTATAACTGATAAATTTAAAGATACTTTTGACATTAATAAGATGCTAGAAGATGCAAAGAAAAAATTAGGATTAGACGATTTGTGGAATAAACAAAATCCTTTAAACAACCTTGGTGGATTTGGTGGAGATTTAGGAAAAAGTGCAAAAGATACGGCAGGAAACACTGCAAAGATGGCTAAAACAATGGATAAAAGTCAAGAAGACCTTAAATATCTTAGAGACATAGCAGAACAGGAGGTAATAAACCGATTTACAGGAGTAAACATAAAAATTGATATGAACAATACAAATAACATAAGTAAAGATACAGATGTTGATGGAATAGTTAATGTCTTAACTGAAAAACTGAACGATGCTATGGTTGTATCAGCGGAAGGAATAGTTTAGAAAGGAGGTGTTTAAATGGCTTATGATTTTTATTTAGATGGAGTACAATTACCAATCCCACCACCCAAACTTGAAGTCAAAGTGACAAACAAGAACAAGACAGTTGATTTGATAAATACTGGAGAAGTAAACATATTAAAAAAGGAAGGGCTATCTGAGATAAGTTTTGAAGCAGAATTTACACACAATAAGCTACCATTTTATCAAGGGACTTTTAAAGATGTTCAATTCTTTTTAAGTAAACTAGAATTACTAAAAACTGATTGTAAGCCATTTCAATTTATTGTATCGAGGGAATTAGGTAATAAAGTACTATTTAACACTAATATAAAAGTATCTCTTGAAGAGTATGTTATTTCAGAAGATGCAGATAATGGCTCAGATACAAAAGTTGCAATAAAGTTAAAACAATATAGAGATTACTCAACTAAAAAGTTAGTACTTGCAACACCTGAAAAGACAAATTATGGTAGGACTCCCCCTCCAGTCATGAAACCAAAAGAATTTAGACCAGATTCATCCAATAAGCCAAATGGTAAAACATATACAGTAAAAGCAGGGGATTCTCTTTGGGCAATTTGTCAAAAGCAATTAGGAAATGGTTCGTTATACAAGAAAGTATATGAGTTAAATAAAACAATGATGGATAAAGCTAACAAGGGTAAAAAAGTACCTAAATATACCATCTACAAAGGGCAGGTGTTAAAACTTGGCTGATGATTTAGTTTTGGCAAATGATAGAGATGTAAGATTAGTTATTGCTCATTGGGAAGATTTCTATGAACCTGCTGTCATTGATGGTATCACATGGGAGATAGAAAGAAGAGGAACACCTTCTAAGTTAGAATTTACAATAGTTATGGATGATATACTACAATTCTGTGAGGGTAACTCTGTAAGGCTGTATTATAAAGGAATAGGCATATTTTATGGATATATATTTCAAAAGAAAAGAGATAAAGAAAATCACATTAAAATTGTTGCTTACGACCAGTTAAGATATTTTAAGAATAAAGATACTT